TTCCGTTATCTGTCGCGAAGTAGTCACCTGAGCCGAGCGTTCCGCTGAATGTATTGAGTTCGTAGATTTCCATTTGTTCCTCCTCTTTATTTCAAATTATAGATACTGACTGAAAGCGTCGAGCTTGCGATCGGTGTCCCGTCCGGATTTGTGAATCTCGCGGTTCTTCCTCCGGTTGATGTATTGCCGAATGAAATATATGCTTCCCGGCCTGATACTGTCCCGCCGACCGGGATCCCTGAAGCAAGCGAGTTTATATTTGCCACTCCGTTCTCGTCTGTTGTTACGCTTCCGCTTTTTGTTTCCCTGATCGAGTCCAGGGTGATTTGCACGGCATCGCTGATTGCTGTATTCATTCCGGACACGATTGATTGATCCTGAATGTCCGCGATCGTGTCCTGCAGCTCGTTCAGCGTTATTTCGTCGAATCGTTCCAGGATCGCGTTGTATTTCGTTTTGACCACTCTTTGCCCGTTTGCTATTACTCCGAGCGCCGGGTAATAGACGCTTACGCTGTCGCCCAGGCGGACCCGCTGCAGCTCAGCGAATCGTTTATATTCTTCTGTTTGCCAGAGCGCCACGAAGTCGACCGAGATGCTTTCGCTCCGGATCCACGGCTTTGTGGTCTCCATCTTCTCCTCGGCTTTTGCCCTCAGCTGCGCCACTGTCGGTCTTGTCTGAAAGTCTTCCGATAGGTCCAGAGGCATCGTGTAAAGTATTTCAGCCTCTTCATGTGCAATGTATATCTCCGGCAGGGTGACCAGTGTTTTTCCGTCCGACGATTTCCAGAACGGAACGACCGCTTGGTGTGTCTCACTTGTGTCTATTTCCTGCGTTAGATCGGACAGGTTTTTCCCGTGCCGGATCTCCACGCTTGTGTCCTGTCCGCGTCTTTGGCGCACTATGACATTGAAAATGTCGAATTCAAACTCGCCACCTCCGAATGCCTGTATCAGCGTGTTTTCCTCTCCGCCCAGAATGCCCCGGACCGTTGACGGCACATCGATCGTCAGATTGCCAGTTGCGATCATGTTTGTCTCGAAGGTGAACGGTGAGTCTCCGACGATGTTCTGCTTTATAGCCTCCAGCGCTGCAGCTATCGAGGTTGCCGTAAATGGCATCACTGTGGTTCTGCTCAATCTGTAAGAAATATGGTGCGCGTTGAAGGTCACCTTGCCGTCGATCGGTGCGCTTCTGTGATATATGACGAACGGCTGGATCTTGCCGGTGTCGTCATGCGCTGCCCCGATGATTTGCTCTTCCTGAATGAGATCATAGTGTCTCCCGGTTATCGGGTAGACCATTTCAAGCTCATAAGTTCCATTGAGTTCTTCCTCGACGGTGCACTCGATCGCGTCCGATAGGATAGCCAGGCCTGCAGATGTGAACTGTGTTTCGCTCTTGTCGTATAAGATCGGCTTCATAGTCTCCACCACCTCGGATATATGACCACCGAGTCGATGCTGCTGTCGAAGCCGATCGGCTGCTGACCTGGTCCTATTGTCGGGAATTTATAGTCTGCAAATGCAACGTGGCTGTTCATCGAAGTCGCTCCGAGCGGTCTTTTGTGGAATGTGATCGGGATCTGGAGCTCGTCTGTTATGATTTCCCCGTTCTCCTCCGTCCAGTATTCCTCCACGCCTCCCGGAATATATACTTCCTGTAACTCCGAGTCGATGTAAATCGTCTCTGTTGTGTCTGATATTGTTATGAGATGCCCGGCAATATTGAGCCGGCCGTTTCCTGTCACTGCTATGACCGGCAGCGCATCGAACATCGTCGGGTTCGTGATGTAACCGTTCTCGTAGAATTCCACCGGTTCGTCTCCGACTTTCAGGTATCTTTGCGGCTTACAGTCGAATGTAAGCGTAAAATTTCCGGCACGGTTGATATGCTTTGGTTCCGCTTCGATTGCTGCCTTATAAACACCCAGCCGGTATTCATCCGGGTTGTAAGTATCTTCAAGCCGTTTGTATTCGCCGCCCAGGCTTCCGAAATACGACCGCACCATCATTAGCTTTTCCCTGAAGGCCTCTTCATCGTGTGTTCCTAAAAACGCCGGATAGCTGACTTCTATGTTTTCGAAGCTGCCCTCGTCCATCCACAGCGCTCCATTTCGCCCTGGGATCTGCACCATCTCACCTCTTCGCGCCGGCGAGTTGAACGCTCCGGATCCCGCAATCGTCACTCCGAGCTCCGTGCTTTTCTTGCCGTCGAATATCAAATAATTAATAGCCACACGCAGCCCTCCTCTGTTTCTGTTTGGCCACGAGAACCTGCTCCACCTCAAAGGCGACTTGTCTTGCCAGTGCTCTGGTGTCCATTCCTTCTGATGCGTAAACGTTTATATTGATCGGAGGAACGTTTCCGCCCGATTCCTCTCTTACTATTTTTCGCAGATCATCAAGCGCTCCTACAAACTCCGGACGGCGCTCTCCGACGCCGATCACCTGCGGGCTTGTAAATATTCCGCCTTCGTCGTACCATTTGACGCCCAGCTTCGGAACGCTCGGCGGGTTCAGTGAAAACCTTCCGCTGATGCTGAAGTGCGGAAGTTTTACCTTCGGGAAGCTCAGCCTTCCGCTTAATATCCTTTTGATCTTTGCGATCGCGCTCCGGACCAGATTGACTGCTGTATTTATCGGAGTTGTGATTGCCGTCTTGATCGAATTCCAGATTGCTGCGACTCTTGCGCGTAAGCCGTTGAAAGCAGCGACCACGCTTGCTGCTATTCCCGCCGCGGTCGCTTTGATCTTGTCCCAGTTTTTATATAAGGCTATGCCTGCAGCGACCAGCCCTGCTATTGCGAGGATCACAAGCCCGACCGGTCCGGATAGCATTCCGAACAGCGATATTAGGCCGCCGATGCCTGTCGTTATCTTCCCGATAGTTATCAGGAGCGGCGCAAGCACGGCGACTACTCCAAGAACGGCCGTGATCACAGTAAGGATCGTCGGATCGAGATTTGTAAGCCACTGTGCAAGGTTTCCCACCCAGCCGACTACTTGTTCGAGCGCCGGCGCGAGATATCCCGCCAGCTCCGTTCCGATGCTCTGGAATGCGACAAGGCCAATTGCCTTTATTGTGTCGATCTCATCATTGAACTGGTTTGCTCTGTCGAGCGTCTCCTGGTCTATGAAGTCCAGGTTGTACTTCGCCAGCGTGTTTGCGAGCTGCTCATACGTTTTGCCGCCGTCCTCTATCAAAGGATTGAGTTCGTTTGCGCTCTTCCCCATGAGTTGCATGGCCAGAGCGTCCCGCTCCGTTTCGTTCGTCATGGATCCGAGCGCTTTGATAGTATCCTGCCAGACTGCGTCTCCGTCTCGCAGGGACCCGTCCGAATTCGTGACCGAAACTCCGAGCTTGTCGAATGCTTCCGCGCTCGCTCCGGTTCCCTTTGATGCGGAGAGCATCGTCTTTTCGAGTCTGACGTGCGTCTTTGCTATCGACTCGATATCTACGTCTACAAGCTGCGCTGCAGCTCCGTATTTCTGCAGGTCTTGGGTGCCTATGCTGTACCGCTTCGAGAGCGTGTTCAGATCGTCCGCCCACTTTGCGCTTTTTACTGTCAGCGCTCCGACCGCACCGACCGCGGCTCCGGCAGCTGTCGAGACGCCTCGTAGCGCCTGCCCGGCGCTTTCTATTTTTGAGCCTGCCTGCTTTAGTTGCTCACCGACCGCCCGAAGCCTCGCGTTTCCGATCGAGTTGAGCTGGCTTTTGAATGTCTTCAGCTGTGAGTTCGTTTCTATGATCTCTCTTTGCAGCTTTCGGTATTCCGCCGAGCTTTTGTCTACTCCGGCAGCATCCATCTGTCTCTGTGCCGCTTTTAACGCGTTCAGTTTGTCTGCTGTCTCGTCAATCTTGTCCTTTAAAAGCTGCTGTTTCTGCCTCCAGAGGTCTACAGATCCCGGGTTGAATTTCAGCGCTTTGTTGACACGGGTGAGTTCCTGGGTTGTTTTTTTCAGCTCTGAGTCGACCGTCCGGATCGCTTTCTGCAGGGGTGTTGCGTTCCCTCTGAATTCTATTGTGATTCCTTTGATGTCTCCGGCCATGTTCTTATCCCTTCAGGAAGGCGTCGACCTCGTCTTTTGTAGCCAGCCGGTAATGCTTGGCCTTTGATCTACGCTCTGCCTTTTCTTCTGCTTCCTTTTGCCGCTGATTGTAGTCAATTACAAAGTCGACCAGCTGCCCCAGCGACAGTTTTCTCATTTCCTGCAATGACAGGCCCCTTTCGATGCCTGCCAGAATAATCGTGTTTAAATCTATTTTGATTTTTTCTTTCCGTTCTTCGGCTGACGGGAGCTTTTCTTTTTCATTGCTTTTAATGCTTCGGTCAGCCTCTCGAAGTTTTTTGAGCTCATGACTCCCTTCGCCACGGCCATTCCCGCCTCCGGCAGGATTATGTCCAGCGGGAAGTTCTCAAATTGACGGATCCACTTCACCGGCGGTTCGATCGTATCGTCGGCCGCCTTTGCGAGTGACCACACAATGTTTATTATGTCCGTTGTTCTGAATGTTGCCAGTTTGATGCCTGCCTCCATTGCCGCTTCCGATTTGAAGACCTGCATGATCTCGTTCACTTCGAGCTTCTCGAAGTCGACGCCCTGCTCCGCAAGTCCGCCGAGCAGATCTGTAAGCGAAAGAAGCAGCGGCATCAATGTCGGGAGAATATCCTCTCCGAACTGGTTCTGGTATTCCATCAGCCATGCCAGGTTGTTGTCGATTTTTATCTCCTGGCCGTTTTCGAGCGTGATTAGTGACTGCATTTTTATTCCTCCTTATACAGCAAAT